TCATGATGTGCCGAGGCGAGAACGTCTTTAGCCGGAGGCGACGGTATTGAGCGACCCCGGCGAAGACCTGGCGGCATATCTGGATGCCCAGGGGTATGGCAAATGGAAAAATGCCAGCCCTGCTCTAAATACAATCTTCCGGGATGAGCTGCCGGACCTGCCAGCAAACTGCATCGGTATCTGGATCAACAACGGCAGGCGGCCAGAACATTACAGCAGCAGCGGAGGCAATGGAGCAATTGAGCACCCCATCGCAGATATCATAGTACGAAACACGAGCAAAGCCACTGCTCGGAGCACTGCCGAAGCGATCCGGCGGCTATTCAGCCTGAGCGCCAACCTTGGGGGCAATTCTCTTTTTGAGGCGGCAGCGGGATCTTATCCGGTCTATTTGGGGAAAGATGATTCGAACAGATACAAATTTTCGATTGACATTGAATTAACGATAAACAGATTATAGTCATTGCCCTAATGACGGGCCTTGATATCGATATCTTGGAAACAAACGGTAGAACTTAGCTAAGTTATAGGAGATGATTTAAGATATGGCAGCTCTTAGCGGACAAACTCTAAAAGTCACCATAAAGGTGGGCGTGGGCGCTGAAACCTTTATCGATGGCGTGGACGGCTGGAATTTCGATAACAAGGTGGACAGCAAGGATATCACTTGCGCTCTCACCGGAAATAACGCCGTCTGGAAACAGTATATGACCACCTTGAGGGATGCTTCCGGAACAATTACGTTCAAGTTCCTGGACCTGACCGACGCCGGCCAGAAAGCTCTTTGGGACGCTTTCGATGCGGGAACATTGGTAGAGCTGAAGTTTTATCAGGACAGCACCCATTATGTCTTTGCTGATTGCGTCGTTACCTCATATCCCCTGAGCGCCAAATTGGATGCAATCCAGGGCGAAGGCATGAGCGTGAGCGTCCAGCTCCAGGATGACGACGGGCTCCAGCTTGGCGGATACTAGGGAGGTGGTCTTAGATGACTGCCAGGAGCGGCCAGATAGCCGCCCTTTTTATTCAGGCGGGGGCATCGACGGCAACCACTGGCGAAGTATGTACTCAAGTCGGGGCAACTGCCGAATACTACATAGCCGCCAGGGCGAAAGCGTGGTGGGACCCGGCAAAAACTTTCACCGTGTACGATGGTGTAACGGTGGTAACTCCGCTATGGGTCGATTGGGCCGCGGGAATGGTCACTTTGCCAGCGGTGGCTAGCGGTGCCGTGACTGTGGATTGTGCATACTTCACCCCGGAGGCTTTGGGTGGAGTCTATGGCTGGAGCCTGGATGTAAAGGCCAACACCTACGACGTAACGACCTTTCCCAATGCTCTGAACGATCCTGTGATATGGAAATCCTATATGCTCGGGCTCCGGGAGTGGTCAGGCCAGGCGGAACGTCATTTCTTCTATGGGTGCGCCAGCGTAACTATGGATTGCACTCTGGACAATTCAGATTTGATTTGGACTCTGAAGGAATGGGGAACACCGGGCAACCTCCGAAGTGTGGAGTATTTGGGCGGGACCGATCAAACTCTGGAGGTATCATACAACGCAGGGACGAAAAAGTTCACCGTGCAGTGTGCAACGACCGGGACAACGATAACAACCACGGCAGCCCAAATCAAGGCCCATGTAGAGGCGGATGCTGTATTAAATGCCCTGGTCTCACTATCGTATCCGGCTGGAAAGACCGGCGCAGCGGTGGTGAACGCCAAGGCAGCAACTCTTATGACAGGTGGCCGGGATGCTTCAAGCGACTTCGCCAATATCGGCGATAAGATCCTGTTCCGATTCTACCTAAACACCACGGCAGGAGCGGAGGAAATCCTTTCAGCGGTAGGTCACTTGATCGGCGTTCCACTGGATGTTAAGCTGGATGCTATCCAGGAGGCAAACCTGAGCTTCCAGGGAGAGGGGCGGGTAAAGTATCACGCCTACCCCATAACGTGAGGGCCTGGCCGCAATGATCTTCCTACCAAGGGAGGGAGCGGCTCCCTCACCCCATTTCAGGGATGTGAAGTATTACCTTAACATGTCTAAACAGTATTTATAAAAATATATCAATGAGGGAGAGAAAACAAATGATTAGCACACTGATCAGCATAGAAGGAATTGATTATCAGATCAGATTTGAGAACAAGCAACTTCAGGAGATCAGGCATAAGGCGCCTGAGCGCTTCCAGCTCGGAAAAGTCAAATTCCAGAGCCCTATGAACATCCTAAATTATCTGGATGACATCGATGTTCAGATATACCTTCTCCAAAAAGGTTTAGAGTGGAAAGGCTCTGGCATAGAAAAAATCGATACTGATAAAGCGGCGGATCTCCGACAGGCATATCTTGAGCAGGGAGAGGCGGACGCAGGAGAGAAGCACAGCGCTTTCCTGGAGCTGTTGGTGGATGCCATGAGCCTTAATGTGCTTGGTGCATCCGGAAAAAAGCTTCAGGAGAAGGGGAGGGCGGAGATGACGAAGAGCAAGGCGGAGCAGGAGAAAAACAAGGTAGAAGACCTGGCCGCCATGTACGAAGCCAAGATTCTGGCGGAGAATCGGGCGAAAGAAAAACTTGGAATGAGTGGGAACGAGAAGCTCCCCGAGTAGCTATAGGGCTTTTGGGGATGAGCGCGGAGGAATTCCTACGCTCCACCCCACAAGAAATCGCTTGGAAGCTGGAAGCCTACAACGAGACCAGGAATGAGCAGATAGCTCTAAACTGGCAGCTCGGGCAGCTCATAGGATATGCTTTTCATGATCCGAAGCACTACCCGGCGCTCTCCAAATTCATTCACGAAAAAGCAAACGTGAATGATGAAGAGATGCGACGGCAAGCGGCCAATATAGGCTTGCGGATTCCAGATTAAATTTTTTGAATATTTTTAGTAATAATAATTTAAGAGAGGTTCATTTACTATGCCAGGGGAACAGGTAGGCTCGGCTTATGTCAGCATCGGCTTAGACGACTCCAAGCTGGAGAGCGGGCTTAATGCTGCCAAGGGAAAGGTATCTTCTGCCGTTGGCGGTATGGGCTCGGCAATCGGCAGCGCTCTTAAGACCGGAGTGGTGGCCGGAACCGCCGCCCTGGCTGGCATTGCCACGGTGGGCCTAAAATCCTTTAAGGATCTGGAGAGCGCTGCCTCTTCCGCGGCATCCAAAGCGGTGGACGTGAACGGTAAAACCACCGAAGAAATTAAAGCTCAATACGATTCTCTCCAGAGCCATATAATAAGCGTATCGAATGAGCTTGGTGCTTCAACTATCTTTAACCCGACCGAAGTAGCACAAACTTACGATGTCCTGGCCGCGAAGGGCGCAAATGTCGCGGCCATTGGCAAAAATGAACTCATCCCATTCTTGGATCTGGCGGCCGCCACACAAAGCGATCTTGCAAGCGTTACGGATCTAGTGGCGGGCTCAATAAACTCTTTTGGCCTGGAGATGTCGGATTCCGCGACGGTGGCCGATCAGATAGCAATGGCCTTGAATGGTAGCGGGGCCAGCATGGAAACTCTAAACTATGCTCTCCGACAAGGCGGAGCCACGGCTTCAGCCACCGGAATGCAATTAGGAGAGTTTAATGCTATCGTCGGAGTCCTGGCCGATAAGCAATATACAGGAGAACAGAGCGGCGCGGCTCTTAAAACTGCCATGCTGGCTCTTTATACACCAACCAAAAAACAAAATGAAACAATGGAGAAGTTGGGTATCACCTACGACCAGGTTAATCCTAGAACACATAAATTTATGGATACCCTGGAACTCCTGATATCCAAGGGCGCTGATATTGGTGACTTTGGGAACATGTTTACCGATAGCAGCGGGGCTATCATGTACGCTCTGGCGGGTGCTGGAGATGAAGTTGATTCACTCAATGCAAAAATAAGCAATTCTTCAGGATTGGCGCACACCCAAGCAAGCCTCATCATGGACACCACCAAACTGGTGGGCGCGTGGGAAACCGCCAAAGGCGCGGCGGAAGGCATGACCACGGCCATAGGCCAGGCGCTTGAGCCCGCGGCCGTCAAGCTGCTCAATATCTGGACTCAGATGGCCCCTAAGATCCAGGAGTTCTCCGTGGCCCTGGCGTCAGGGAATTGGGAGGAGGCCGGGGCGCTCATAGAGAAAGGCATCCGGGCAGGATTTGAGAAACTCAAGGACTTAGGCGAGAAGCTCCTGGAGTGGCTTAAGGGCGTGGATTATGGAGCCATTGCCAGCTATATAACAGACAAGATAAAGGCTGGATGGGAGGCTCTCAAGGACCTTGGAAGCCAGCTCTTAGAGTGGCTTAAAGGAGTGAATTGGGCCGGGGTGGCAACTACCATAACAGAAGCCATAAAGTCCGGGTGGGAGACACTGAAGGCGCTTGGTGAGGACCTGGCCGGATGGATAAAAGATTATGATTGGGAGAAGCTGGCAGAGGATATAGGCGGGCTCATTAAAGCGGGCTGGAAGAAGGTAAAGGATTGGGCCAAGGATATCATAGCCGGGCTTAAAGCAGATTGGGACGCTTGGATTGCGGCCGATGGACCAAAAGAGCTAGGGTGGACGCTTGCCAGAGCGATAGCAGAGGGAGCCAAGGACGCCGGGAAGTGGATCTATGATAAGATAGCTTCGTGGTGGAAGTCGAACGGGAGCAGTTTAGGAGGTGCCATAGCGGCAGCTATCGACTTTGCCAAGTCCGCCGCTCAAGCTGCCTGGGACTTTGCGAAGAGCTTCGGCTCCACGTTATTGACTGCCGGAAAGGGGACTATAGGAGCATCCATCCTTGAGGTAATCGGCAATGCCATGAACTCCGCATGGGACGGAGCAGGTGAGAGTCTCATCACTCGGGCCAAGGAGTGGCGGGATAATGCGGAGGCTCTTTTTGCAGCCGAAGATTTTGAAGCCTATGTCGAATACATAGGGACCGGAGATAATCCTTATGATGTCGAAGACCTTGATATCGATCTTCCTATAAAATATCATATATCAAAGTCAGGAGATGCGTTTTACGTCGTCTCTGACGAAAATAACGCGGAGCATGGTACTCAGAGAGGGCAGGTGTTTAAGTCTGCCACCACCGCCGCTTTCGCCGTGGAGAATGCGGCTAAGGCGCTCGGAGTATCCACAACAAAGCTGGATGACGCCACCCAAAGGGCAGCCGCCACCGAAACAAAGGCCGCGGCCACCATAACAGCGAAGTATAAATCTACATCCGAGAAGGCCAATGCCCTTACAATGGGAGTCTTCCAGACATCCACTCAAGCCCTATTAGCTGCCGCTATGCAAGGCGCTCAGGCAACACAACAGGCAGCCACGGCCACATCTGCCGCCGCTGCTATGGCAGTGGATCGAATACTAAA